TACGTCGAAAGCAGCACTAGGATCAGCGCTCAAGTTCTGTTGAACATGGGCGGCTAATGGTTGCTAGATCAAAGACCGCATTGGGGCGTGTTGAACACCGTCCCGGAAAGCCTAAGAAAACCCGTCAAGGTGCGGGACAACACTCAAAAGCCAGCCACGGTAGGAAGAAGTATCGCGGTCAGGGTAGATAGGTGGATCGTCACACCCGCGACAACTGGCACAAGATCAAAAAAGCGCTGGAAGCCGCAGGTAAGACAGATTGCTACTTCTACAAACGTGCCTGCAGAATCGTTGTTGGTGGCCGAGATCCATTAGAGGATCCAGTTGATCAACCGCCCACATAGGTAACACCCTTAAACTCTCGGGGATGTTGTGTAACAACACCTCAATGCTTAAAACCGCTTCTGCTGCTCTTGCCTGCGTGGCACTGGGCGCTGCTTTTGTTCCTGCCGCTAAGGCAGAAACCAAGTTTTACGTGAACCCCGAGTACAACCAAGGCTTCAGTGGCGCTACCAGCCTGGGTGGCACTCTGAATCTGGATCTGGGTATCGAAAACGGTCCCTTTTACGCACAGCTGGGTCCTGCACTTGTGACTGGCACCGGCTCTGCTGATTGGGGCATTGCTGGTAAGACCGGCGTAAGCGGCAAGGTCTCTGACCACATGAACCTGTACGCGGAAGTTTCGGCTGCCAAGTTCGACGGTGCCGACACTGCCTTCGGCGTGAAAGTCGGCTCCAAGTACACCTTTTAAGCGTCAGCATGGCCCGCTTCGGCGGGCCTTTGACCAGCTAATAGTCACGCGCAACTACCTGTCAGCTTTCTGGCGGGTAGTTGTTTTTCCGTGTCTAACCAACCCCGACAACTGGGAGTATTGTTGGCCGCCCGACTGGCTGGAACCCTATGTGCAGGACGCCATCGACTTCTTTACAGTCGAGCCATATGCCAACGAGAAGGCGATCCTCAATGCAAAAGCTGATTAACTTGATGGCTGTGGTGGGCTTTTTGCTCAGCACTTCGATGACAGCCGCACTGGTCATCTCCTTCCTTCAGTTCAACAGCTTCATGGACAAGAGCATGGAGCGTATCGGCGGGGAAGTGACTGAAAAGATTGAAGAGCAGCTGAAAGAAAAGGTCGGTGGATTCCCTGGTCCTACCTTCTATTGAGCTTCCGGGCGCGATAGATCTGCCCCGGATGGAGATAGCGGTTCCGGTATTTCCGGCGCCGTCGCACCCAGTTCTTGTGCCGCCAAGCGTAGAACCCAAACCACCGCCGCCACCTCCCAAGGCGGTGGATCCAGGTGCGCGTCAGGCGGTCAAGGGGCTTCAAGGTCAGATCAAGCAGCTGAATCTAAACATCAAGGCACAGCAACAGTCGATCGACAATCTGCTTAACCCACCGGAAATCGAGGAAGTTGAGCCCAAAGTGGCCCGAGTCGCAGTCCCCGGAACTCCGCTGGAGTTTGCTCTGCCCAGCGCCGAAGTCCTTACGGTTGCGACGGTAACGGCGGGAGCTGCTGCCGCTGCTTCTGTTGGGGCGACGTTGGCTGCGCAAAATCTGACGAAGAGGTTAAAGCCTTTGTTCCAGACGGTACTGAAGAAGATTGCGAAGGCGCAAGGGAAAGACCAACTGACTTTCGGTAGACATCGATTGAAACTACGTCGGAACAGAGAGAAGCCAACTTAGCTTCGGGGTGGATCATGAACCCCTTTTCGTACAACTCAGCGCAACGCAAAGCCCGGACCAAGTGGTAGTCGAGCTGCTCTTTGTCGAGCTTCTGCTGCTCCATGCGCAGCCGCTTCCGCGCTAGTTCCTTGCACATTTCTGTGATGGAGCCGTCGAGCGGGATGTTGATGCTGAGCTGTGCGCCGAAGTTCTGCATCCGCGTGTAGTCCTCACCCGGAATTGGATCAGCGTGTGCCTCCAGGTGGAACGGCGTAATAACAAGCGTTGCCCCGTTGCAGCTGTGACCTGTACTGAAGTGCTGCCGACTTGGCGCACCATTGTTATTGAACTGGACCGACTGGTTGGTGTTATTGCTTGTCGCCTGCGCTTTGGGCGCTGAATTATTGGTTGTTTCAGCTGCAGCTGGTGCTGCGAGAGTCACTGCGAGAAGACACTGAGCGAAGTAGTGGTGGAATCGGTTTCGATGGTGCGGTCGATGTCGATCTGCTCGATCAGCGTGTCTGCCGAGCGAGTGGTGATTTCCAAGGTGAACGGATCCCCGGCGGTGTGAACGTCCCATGTGGTGGAGCTGTTTCTGATGTCGGAAGCGCTAGGGGTAACGTTTTCGCCCGAATAGGTTTCGAGCGCAGCACCGTAGATCTGGTGCTGGACCGTTTCAGTAATGGTCTGGGTCGTAGTAGTCGTGCTCTGCATGGAACCGGTGCTCCAGGTAGGAGTCACGGTTTGTGCTGCGACTGGCGCTGCGAACAGCGTGACGGCTACGAGTAGTGCGCGTTTCATGCCTTCGGTTTGGCCTGGTCTTGCCCAACTGTAGGGGCGTCTTTTTTCTTTTGTCCGGGCGCTTTGCGCTCAATTCCGAAACCCGCCATAGCCCCAGTAAGCAGGCTGGCTACAAAGGTCGAGTCCATCTTCATGCCTGGAATGATGTTCAGGTAGGAGACGGTTAGCAAGGTTGCGCTCCACCCCAATACCATCATTCGCACCACGTCAGCAACGTTGATGCCTTGCGAGTGTTCGCCTGACTTTTCTTCTTCAGCTGCCATGATGTTCCTGAGCTGGTGCAGTTGATGCTTGAGATTCTGGCAGCCATGGCTGGCGCCTCGATAACGGTAGCTGCCGTGGGATTTGGTAACTACAGCCGTCGAGCCACCGAGAGCCGGGATGCGGTAGTGCGGCTAACTGCAGCTGTGGAAAATGTGGCTACCCGATTGAACGTGATGCACACGGATATGAAAAGCCGGGATACGGAAGTGTTCAGTCGTCTGCGCGACCTAGAAGCGGCAGTGGCGCGACTAGAAGGCAATAGAGAAGCACACTAGACTTTGAACGCCAATAGCTCATGCTTACTGCTTTACTTTTGGCTATGGCTTTCAAACTTCAAGATTTCTTTAATCACTACACAGGAGCCCCACACCAGCTAGCGGCAATTCAGCAACTGCAAGAGGACTTACCGGAAAACTTAAAAGCCCGAGACGCTACGTGGTTTGAGGTCTGGAGAGCAGGTGGCAAGGTTTCGTGGGTGCCTGTCCCATATTTCCACCAGCTGGATCTGGATAACGGCTACCGCAAGTGCTTTACGGCAGCAATCGCCATGCTGGCTGCTGACTATGGCCGAGTCGATACCGCTGAGCAGTACGACAAGCTTCGAGCTAAATACGGCGATACCACTGACGTAAGCGCTCACCTAAAAGCTTTAGACGAGCTGGGGCTACATGCCGAGTTCGTTCAAAACGCCAGCGTTGAGTTACTCGAAGCTGAGATCGACGCTGGCCGTGGCGTTGCAGTGGGATGGCTCCATCGAGGTGATGTATCTGTCGGCCAGAGGCCCTCCGGCAACGGGCACTGGAGCGTAATCATCGGGTACACCAAGACGATGTTTATCGCTAAGGACCCGCGAGGCAAACCGGATCTGGTGCACGGTGGCCACGAAAACCACTACGAAGGCGAGGACACGTACTACCCTCGGAAGCAGTGGCTCCCACGATGGGAAGTCGAAGGCCCTGGCACTGGGTGGGCCGTTCTAGTAGACGACAACCCCTCCCGGATTTCCTACACAAGATGACTGTTGTTCACAGCGACGATATGGGCGACGGCTTCACGCTGGAGCAGATTGAAAACGACCGAGGTGAGATCTACTACCGCGCCTGTAAGAACAGCATTTGCCGCTACGCGGAAGACGAGTACATCGCCCGCATGTACTTAGAGGGGATGGGCTGGAAACCCTAGACCGCTAAATCCTCCGTAATCCAGTAGGCAATTGCGATCTCACGGTCGCGGCTCCAAAATTTCTGGTTGCGATACCAGTCGATCCAATCGTGAGCCGACTTGGAGATGTTGCAGGCAAAGCAACATGCCACAAGGTTTGACTGGCACGTGTGACCACCGCGCATCTTGGGGTGCACGTGGTCGAGAGTTGCGGATCGTCCCAGATCATTCCCGCAGTAGGCGCACTGGTGTCCCCAGCTGTTGAGAATGTCTTGTCGAAATTTTTTCTTGGCTTGCTTTTTGCTTAAGTATTCACCACCACAAATGTGATGATCCATAGCCAGCTGCCGCTACTTGGACGGTAGCGGTAGAAACTATTACGCAATGGAAAACTCTCTGTAAAAGCCCTAGCCTTTCACAAGATTCCATTTATGTATGGATCCGACTACTGCAGCAGCAGTTGCTATCGCCGTAGCAGCTGGGTCTGAGATCATCGGGATGCTCCCGATCAAAGACAACAGTTGGCTTCAGCTGGTTCTCCGAATCCTCCAGGCAGCCTTCCCGGCGAAGAAGGAGAAGTAGATGTGAGGCCGATCAAGCAGTCGCTCCAATCTCAATTTCGCCAAGCCGCCAACGACCAGTGGTTGCGAGCGCGATACGAGGCGGGCGACTACACCGGCTTACTCGAAGCAGCACTGGCGCTAAACGCGCTGTGCGAAATAGAGAAAACAAAATCGACCTGGGCAATAGGCGAAGCCGCCGATGCCCTGGCCGATACATACGGACTAGACCGAGACTCAGCCT